AGCAAACGATAGGCGCATATTTCGAGCAGCTCGACAACCTTATCACCCTTCATCAGCGTGAGTTAGAAAAACTGAAAAATCTCAAAAAAGCGTGTCTTGAAAAGATGTTTGTTTGAGTAAAATTGGCGAATTTTGAAAGTAAGGAGGAAATCTAAATGATTTTTAATAAAGAGTCGGATTTTGAAGAGGCTTTGATAAAAATAAAACTGAGGATTTAGTTAATGAAGTGTATTGGACTTGTAAAGAGTTTAATATTGATATTATATTAGCTGATAAACAAGGATTTGGAATAGATTTTATTGATTCTTTTAAATCTAATATAAAATCAGATGATGTAAATATAAGAGAATTAAGCATATTAAAAATAGATAATTATAAAGCTTTTATAAATATAAAACAGGATTTAGAAAATGGATATCTTAGATTTTTACAAACCCCTGAAATGGCTATTAATTCATATCAAAAATCATTTTTAGGATTTACTAATATGATGAAATTTCATCAAGAAACAACTAAATTAATTGATGAAATTGAAAATATAGAATTAGTTGCTAATGGTACACAAAATATAATATATAAAAGAAAAGATGAAACTATTGGTAAAAGTAGATTTAATTGTTTATTATTATATTATGCTTATCCTGAAATAGTTATTGTTGATAAAAACGAAGAATATTATGAAAAACAATATAAAGTATTTAAAAGAATGACTCAATATGAAGTTATTCATGGTGTATTTTATAAATATATGTTTAAAGCTGTTGAAAATGATAATATAAAGACTATATTTTATTATGAGAATAAAGGTAAAATAGAGCAATTTAGAAATATTATTATGGAAAATAAATTTAAAGAATTATTCAATTTATATATTAATAGAATAATTTCATGTAAAGACAGTTTATCAATATTTTTTAATAATGGAAGTTCTATTGAATTTAAAGTTGGAAATGATAGTTCAAGAGGATATAGATATCATTTTGCTGTAGTTGATACTGATATAAATATGGATAATTTTTGTAATGCTATCGAATGTAAAGGTGTTTTATTTGATATAGCTAAAGAAAAAGGTTTATTAAAAGATAATTATAATATTGAATTTGTACAAATGTAAGAAGTTGGTTAAATATCAACTTCTTTTTTATTTTGAATAAAAGGAAGTGAATAAATTTGAGTAAAGGAAGACCTGTAAAGAATAAAACAATAAAATCTATAATACCTGATAAAAAAAAATGTGATGATTGTAAAAAGGAATTGATTATTAGTAATTTTTATAATACTAATAATGTTTTAAGTGATGGGAAATCTAGCATATGTAAAAAATGTACAAAAAAAAGAATTAATTATAATAATATGCAAAGTATATATGATGTTTTAAAAGGTCTTGATATTCCATTCTTTTATTCTTATTGGGCAACTTGCAAAGAAAAAAATCCTGAAGATCCTTGGACGATATATATTAGAATAGCAAATTCAAAAATGAATGAATTCAAGACATGTAGATGGAAAGATTCTATTTTTGAACCACAATTAAATAATGATAATATAAATAATATTACAAATATTATTCAACAAAGCAATTCAAAATTAGAAGATTTTATAATAACAGACTATATAATTGATAAATGGAATTATGGATATTCAAAAGAAGAGTATTATTATTTTGAAAAAAAATACAATCAATTAAAAAACAACTATCTTGAAAAAACTTCAATGCATACAGAAGCATTATTAAATTATATACGATATAGAGTAAAAGAAGAACTATCTACTGCTAAAGGGAATGTAAAAGAAGCAAAAGAATGGGGTCAATTGGCAAAAGATGCTGCTACTGCTGCAAAAATAAACCCTAGTCAGTTAAGTAAAGCTGATTTGTCTGATGGACTGTCAACATTTAGTGAATTGTCTCAAGCAGTTGAAAGAGAAGTTGATATAATACCAATATTACCAAGATTTAAATGTAGACCAAATGATGCATTAGATTTTAATATATGGTGTTATATAAATTACATTAGAGATATGAAAGGATTACCTCCTTGTGAGTATGAAGATGTTTATAAATTTTATGATAAAAAAGTTAAAGAGTATATAAAACAATATGGAGATCCATATGGTATTTTTTCTGATGATACTTCTGTAAAAAACAGAGATAATATTAAGAAATTTATTAGTGAAGAAGGTGATTAAATGTCTTCATATAATAAATTTCAGTCTGATAATGCTAAATATTCTAAGAAAGAAAGTAGGAATAATTATAATCCAGAATTTAATAGTACAGTTGAAGCTACAGGCAAAAAAGAATATAGTCAATTACGTAGTAATTTAGATAAATATGTTGATTTTTTGTCATGGGCAAGGTGGTATCCAGATTTATTCCTTGACCTAATAAAGCCAAAAACTGGTGGAATAAAATTACATTCAGATCAAAGAACATTTATGAGAGTAGCAGTTAGATTTGCTAGTTTATATGGTGTTTATCCTAGAGGTTGGGGAAAGACTTTTAATGAAGAGATTGTAATGTTTGTTATGTGTGTTTTGTTCCCTGGAATAGAATTCTCACTTACTGCTCAAACAAAAGAGAATGCAGCAGAATTATTAAAGGATAAATATAATGATATACTAAAAAAATATCCTTGGTTTAAAAATGAAATATTTGATTCAAAATTTTCTAAAAATGATGCAGAAATAAAATTTGTAAATGATTCAAGAATTGATGTATTAGCTAATTCACAAGCTTCTAAAGGACAAAGAAGACATATAATAATGATTGAAGAAAGTGCATTATTAGATGATTTTACTTTTCAAGATGCATTATTTCCTATTGTTGAACATGGTAGACCAACAGTTGGTAAATTAGGAATAATCAATCCAGAAGAATTAAATCAAAAAGTAAACTTTTTTACTACTGCTGGATTTAGAGGAAGTGATGAATTTAATAGAAATATTAGAATGATTGATGAAATGATGGAATGTACTGGTCAAATGGTTATGGGATCAGATTGGCATCTTGGATGTTGGTATGGTAGAGGTTCTACAAAACAACAAATATTAAACAAGAAAAAAAGCATGTCTCCAACCGCTTTTGCACAGAATTATGAATCAAAATGGGTTGGAAGTACAGACGGAGCAGTTGTTGATATAACTAAATTATTAAAATTAAGAACATTATCTGTTCCTGAAAATGAATCTGATGGACATTCTGAATATTATGTTAGTATGGATGTTGCAAGATCTCAAAAAAGTTCTAATAATCAATCATCAATAGCAGTTTTAAAAATAATAAGAAATAAAGAACAAAGAATTGTATCTATAAAATTAGTAAATATAATAAATTTACCTAATGGATTAAATTTTACAAGTCAAGCAATAGAATTTAAACGTATAAGAAATATATATAATGCTAAAAAAGCAATTTGTGATGAAAATGGTCTTGGAAAAGGTTTAGTTGATGAGTTATTAAAGCAACATATAGATCCAATTACAAAAGAAACATTGGATTGTTGGGATACTATTAATACTGAACATGAACCTGATATTAAAGGTTCTGAAAAATGTTTATATGCATTACATTCCCAAGGTATTCAATCAGATATAGTAGTTAAATTTATAGATGCAGTTGAAAGTGGTCAATTACAATTATTAGAAAAACATCAAGATAATAATTATATGAATAATAATAATGATTATTTTAGAAATATTGTATTGCCTAAAATACAAACAGATTTATTTATTGAAGAAACCGCAAATTTAAAAATTAAACATATGCAAGGTGGAAAATTATCTGTAGAACAAGTTACTAAAAGTGTTGATAAAGATAGATTTATGGCAGTTGCATATGGAATATGGTACATAAAGAATTTTGAAGATAAAAATATTAAAAAACCAAAACAAAACCTTTCTTCATTATTTGTATTTAAAAGACCAAAAATTATTTAAAATTATTAAAATAAAACTATAGCAGGAGGTGACACAGTTTGTCTCAATCACAAATATTAACACTTGAAGAAAAGAAAAAAATAATTTTTGAACGAATTAATAAAATAATTCTTCAAAATATGAATTCTACTTTAAAAGATACTACTGTTAAAATAAGATCTTATACTAAAGAAGATATTCGTAAATTTAATGAAAATCCAGCATTATATCAAAAACAATTATATGAAATTTCAAATTATTTATATATAGTGTCATCTCATTATCGTAGATTAATTCATCATTTTGCTTTATTACCTACATTTGATTATCATATAAAAGTTTTTTCATTAAATCAAAAAAAATCAAATAAAAAAATGTTTGAGCAAACATACTATAAAGTTTCAGAATATTTGGATTTTATGAATTTAAAATATGAAATACCAAAAATTATGATAAATTGTATAAAAAATGATGTATTTTATGGTTATGTATATGAAACTTCAGATACATTTTTTATTAGAAAATTAGAACCTCAATATTGTAGTATATCTAGTATTGAAAATGGTTTATTAGTTTATCAGTTTGATTTTTCTTATTTTAATAATAAAAAGGAAAGACTTCAGGAATTTGGTGATGAGTTTGTAGCTAAATATGCTTTATATGAAAAAAATAAAAAAAATAATCGTTGGCAAGAATTAGAGCTAAAAAATACATGTTGTTTTAAATTTAATGATGATGAGTTAGTTTTTAATATTCCTCCATTTTCAGGAGTATTTGAAAGTGTAATAGAATTGGATGAGTATAAAAAATTAAAACTTAATAAAGAAAAGATAAATAATTACAAAGTTATATTTGAAAAAATACCTTTAGATACAAAAACTGGAGATGTTGATGCTTTTTTAATATCTTTAGATCAAGCTTTAACATTTCATGGAATGACTGAAACTGCTATAGCTGAAAATGTTGGTCTTGCATTAACACCTTTTGATATTACAACTGTAGATTTTAAATCTGATACTGCTGATTCGAATAAAACTAATGAAGCTATAGAAAGTTTTTGGAATGGATGTGGAGTAGCTAGTGGGTTAATGGGAAGTGATAAGGCTAATAGTGGATCAATTATTCAAATGTCTACTAAAAATGATGAGGCAATATCATTTAAATTATTAAGACAAATTGAAAAATGGATCAATTATAGATTGTTAAAATTTAATGCTTCTGATTATAAATTTAAAGCAGAATTTATTAATTCAACAATTTATAATATATCTGATTTGGTTAATCAATATAAAGAAATGTCAACTTATGGACATCCTGTATTAACTAGGTTAAATGCTTTATTAGGTATGAATGGTGAAGAAGTTATAAATATGAATTATTTAGAAACCGAAGTGTTAAAACTTAATGAAAAATTTAAACCACTTCTTAATAGTCATGTTATTTCTGGAGATAAAAAAAGTGGTAGACCTGATAATGGTAAAGTATCAGATAGTAAAGATAAAACTATAGAATCTGATAGTAATATAGATGGAAATAGAGTTAAGAGGTGAAGATATGTATTTTATTCATTGTTTTGATGTAAATTTAAAAAATGAATTATTACAAAAAGGATTTAAACTATTATCTGAAAATAATGGTTTATGTATTTTTGAAAATAATCATAATATAAATTTTAATTTTAAAGAAGTTGATAAATCACAGTTTGTTTTTACTAATAACATGTTCTTTTAAGGTGGTGATAAATATTGAGTAAAGTTAAAGAACTACAACATGTATCACTTGCTACTACATATGAAACTGATAATACTTTTGATTCAGATAAGTTTATTAAAATGCGTTTAAGGGTTTGTCATGATGGTGTGAACCCTAATAAAAGTTCATTTGAAGTTTCAGATATGGAGAAAGCACAAGATTCCATTAAAAATATTCCAGTATTAGCAAATGTAATATTTGATGAAGAAGGTAATCCTCAATTTGGTGGTCATGATATGGCTTTGGAGAAAAGTAAAGTAAATGAAGAAGAATATAAATTAATTTACAAAGAAACTCCAATAGGTATAGTTCCTGAAAGTTGTAATCATACAATTGAAAAATTTAATGATAAAAATTAT